ATAAAAATAAGTATCTTGATAAGGTAGTTACTGATTATGTTATATCAAACCCTAAAGCGGATGCGCAAGAAATATGGAGTTCGATTATTGCGAATGACGGAAGCGTTCAGCATCTTGATTGGATGGAAGAATGGACAAAAGATGTCTTCAAGACTTCTATGGAAATTGACCAGCGTTGGGTCATTCAACATGCTGCCGACAGGCAACCATGGATTGACCAAGCGCAATCGTTAAATGTATTCTTTAGACCAGACAGTCACATCAAGTATATTCATGCTGTTCACTTTCAAGCATGGAAGTCTGGATTGAAGACTATGTACTACTGTCGTAGTGATAAGATCGCCAAAGCAGATAAGGTATCAAAACGAATTGAACGAGATATTATTAAAGAGATCAACCTTCATGATTTGGCAGAGGGTAATGAATGTTTAGCTTGTGAGGGTTAAATGGCACATATTGTCGCTAATCTTCCGCCAGTAAAATGTTTTGTCCGTAAAGAGTTTCTCTATGATTTTGAAAAAGGTCATGATGAACTTGAACCTTGCTGGTGGGTCAGTATTAAATCACTAAGAGGTCAAGCATTTCGTATTGAATCATACTTAAACAACTATGGCGCTTTATACGACAAACTACCACTACATGCGTATTGTTGGAAACCAATTGAAGGTGAACCACTACCATTAGATTATCTTCAGTTGTGGGATTGTCTTTCTTATGACATAACAGTGATTAAGAAAGCACAATTACAGTCAATGAAGTGTAAATTTAAATTAAAGAATGGGGATTGGCAATATGGTGTTTATCTTTTTACAGTTGATAGTGCTCATCCTGATTTTAACACACTTGATACAGGGTTTTCTGAAGATGTCGAAGACCACAAGTCTTATAATTTCATCCAGTGTGATAATGGGCAGTTTGCTGCTCAGCCAAATAATCGTCTAATTATATTAGAACCAAGTAGTAATCCAAAAGAACTAAAATACCCAGACTTTAAAGTTGCCACAGTAAAATGGTCTGTAGAATCAGACGCAAAATGGGCACTGGGATCAACAAACACAGTAATGTACGAGGAATAAAATGCTAACAAAAACAAAAACAAGATTAACGGATACAAGAGATTCCTTCAAACCATTCAACTATCCATGGGCATATGATGCTTGGTTGAAGCATGAACAAGCGCATTGGTTGCATTCAGAAGTACCAATGGCAGAGGATGTTAAAGACTGGAAGAAGAAACTTACACTCGAAGAAAAACAATTTCTGACAAACATCTTTCGTTTCTTTACGCAGGGTGACATCGATGTGGCTGGTGGTTATGTTAAAAACTATCTACCTTACTTTCCTCAACCTGAAGTGAGAATGATGTTGATGGGCTTTGCTGCTCGTGAAGCACTACATATCGCTGCATACTCTCATCTGATTGAAACATTGGGTTTACCAGAATCAACTTACAATCAATTCTTAGAGTATCAGGAGATGAAGGATAAGCATGATTATGTACTAGACCTTTCTAGTCGTAATGGTACTGTCGCCAGTACTGCTGAGCATATTGCTGTGTTCTCTGCTTTCACTGAAGGTATGCAGTTGTTCTCTTCATTTATTATGTTGCTTAACTTTCCTCGGCATGGCATGATGAAAGGTATGGGTCAAATTGTTACATGGTCTATTGCCGATGAAACAATCCATGCTGAGTCAATGATTAAGTTATTCCGTGAGTATGTTAAAGAAAATCCTGAGATCTGGAATGATGATTTAAAAGGTAAGATTTATACAATCGCTGAGAAGATGGTAGAGTTAGAAGATAAGTTTATTGATCTTTGCTATCATGCTGGAGATATGCGTGAACTGTCTGCAGAAGATGTCAAGAAATATATTCGTTACATTGCAGATCGTCGCTTGATTAGTCTCGGAATGAAGGGTATCTTCAAAGTTAAAAAGAATCCACTACCATGGGTCGAGGAAATGATCAATGCACCAGTACACGGAAATTTCTTTGAGAATCGTGTCACTGATTATGCAAAGGGTGCATTGTCTGGCACATGGGGTGATGTTTGGGGTAAGGCAGCATGATAGAATTAATCTATCTGTTGGTAATGACGCACATTACCATTGTGTGCGTCACTCTATATCTTCATAGAGGACAGACACACAGAGGAATAACTTTTCATCCAGCGGTCTCACACTTTATGCGTTTCTGGTTGTGGCTCACTACTGGCATGGTAACTAAACAGTGGGTAGCTATACATCGTAAACATCATCAGAACTCTGATAAAGAAGGTGATCCACACTCACCTCATGTGTATGGTATTTGGAGAGTGGTGTTTGGTGGTGCTTTACTTTACCATGAAGCCAGTAAAAATAAAGCAATGCTTGATCAATACGGAGTTGGAACTCCAGATGATTGGATGGAAAATAACATCTATTCTAAACATAGCAGAGCAGGTATCATGATTATGTTAGCCATCAATATTATTTTGTTTGGTTGGATTGGTCTGCTTCTATGGGGTATTCAAATGATATGGATTCCATTTTGGGCAGCAGGTATCGTCAATGGTGTTGGGCATTGGTTTGGTTATCGAAACACTGACACTAAAGATCGTTCAAAGAACATATCAATATTTGGTATCATTATTGGTGGTGAAGAACTACACAACAATCATCATGCTGAACCAGCAAACCCTAAATTAAGTAGAAAATGGTTTGAATTTGATATTGGATGGATGTGGTTCAAAGTACTACAAAAACTAAAACTAGCCGAGATTAAACAATGACAACGAAGATGTTTGAATGTACTGAATGTCAGGCAAGAGGTAAGATTATTCTCAAATCAGAAGAACGATTGGAAGATATCGTTTACTGTCCTGTGTGTTCTGCTGACATCTACGAAGAAGACGATTACGAAGAGGAAGAATAAATAGTAGTTTACACTACTGATTATTCTAATGTGGCTTTATAATAACGAAATTATTGAGGAACTACCTGATGATTGTGTTGGCTTTGTTTATTTAATTACGAACAAAGCCAGTAGTCGTATGTATGTGGGTAAGAAGTTATCCAAGTTTGCCAAGACTACATACAAGATGGTGAAGCAGAAAAACGGAATCAAAAAACGAAAGAAAATTCGTAGCAAAATAGACTCTGACTGGATGAAGTACTATGGTTCGAGTTTAGAACTAAATAAAGATGTAGAGTCTCTCGGAGAGGACAACTTCCTTCGTGAGATTCTTTTCTTTTGTAAATCCAAAGCTGAATGTTCTTACATAGAAGCACGAGAACAGTTTGCACGAAAGGTGTTGGAGTCAGACGACTACTACAATGGACAGATATCTGTTCGAGTCCATGGCTCTCATATCAAAAACAAACTATGACATACTTACTCTTTGCAGTTGCACTATCGCTATCGGCTCTTGCTGCATATTACGCAGTGATGGGTCTTATCGCAATCTTTGCTGCAGCTGTTGTACCGATTGCTCTTATGGGTTCGATGCTTGAAGCATCAAAACTTGTAGTTGCATCATGGCTCTATCAAAACTGGAAAGAAATCCCAGCATTGATGAAGTCATACTTTGTGGGTGCTTTAATAGTGTTAATGTTATTAACATCTATGGGCATTTTCGGATTCTTATCAAAGGCACATTTAGATCAAGCAATTCCCACGGGAGATGTTCAGTCTAAGTTAGCATTGATTGATGAGAAAATTAAAACAGAAAAGGAAAACATCAATGCAAACCGTAAAGAACTTACTCAACTCGATGCTCAAGTGGATCAAACCATCGCAAGAACAGACGATACCAAAGGAACAGAGCGAGCCATTACCGTCCGTAGAGCCCAGCAAAAAGACAGAGCCAGAATCCTCAACGAAATCGGTGGTGCGCAAGCCAAGATCGCCAAGTACAACGAAGAGCGTGCCCCAATCGCCAGTGAAGTCCGCAAAGTCGAAGCAGAAGTAGGACCAATTAAATACATTGCTGCGTTGATATATGGTGACGAAAGCGCAACTGATGTCACCATGCTCGAGAAAGCAGTTCGCATAGTCACCATACTTATTGTTATTGTATTTGAT